CTTGGAAGCGGACCTTGGCCTCGGCCTCCACGTCCTTGAAGGTCTTGCTCTCGGCGGTCTCTGGAGCGGCTCGGCCCACCCTCTCCTGCTCGCGCGCGACCGCAGCGTCCTTGACGCCGGTGGGTCCGCGACCGGGGCCGGGTAGGGGCTTGCCGTCGATGGTGACGACGGGGCGCGGGTCGGGCTGCGCTGCGGCCGGGGCGGGCTGTGGAGCCTCGACCGGGCCTTGCTGCGGCGCTGCGGGCTCTGGAGCGGCTACGGGGGCAGCCACGGGCTCGGGTGTCACTGGAGCGGCCTGGACGGGCTCAGCCACCGGCGCGGCCTCGACCGGCGCTTGAGCCACCTCAGCCTGCTCCATCGGCACCTGCGTCGGCGTCGCAAGCTGAGCGCGGAACTCTTCCTCGCTCTGAGCGGGCGCGGCCTGGGGCTCGATCCCGTACTTCTCGGCAAGGTCGGGCGGCACATCGCCAATGGACGTGAGCCCGCCGAGGACCGCACCAATGAGGAACGCGGGGAGCGCATCCTGTCGCAGCGCATCCTTCAGGAACTCACGGTCCTCGTCGTACTTGAGGAAGTCGGACGCAACTAGGTCGCCCCATCCGCGAGTGAAGACCTCTTGAGCGGCCTCCTCCGTGCCCTCCATGAGCGCGTTGACCATGATGCGACCGAGCGCGCCACCGGACCGCTTGTTGACGCGCCCGAGGAAGCGAGCGACCTGACCGCCGAGCGGGATCGCCTCAGTGAAGCCTGCGGGCGCGTTGGCGAGACCGGACTGGAACGCGATGTCGTAGTCGCCGGTCCTCTCGAACGCGTCGTAGTAGCCCGACGTGAACTGAGCCGACGAGCCCAGCGCGCCGATGCGCAACATGCTTCCGAGCTTGGACGTGCCGCCACCCGTCGCCATGAAGCCGATCGAGTACCCGAGCCCTTGCCCAACGGCACCGGCTAGTGATTTCTCCGTCCCCGGCACGGGCGCGAACTGCTTGGAAATGTCGGCGCGGGCCTTGCTCCCGCCCTGGACCAACTGCTCCATGCTGTTCGCGTCACCGAACGCACGTTCGAGCGGGATCAAGACACCGGAGGCGGCGTCGTTGACCATGTTCATGAGTCCCGCGCCGACTTGCGTCACGCCGGTCTTGACGTAGTCCATCGTGGACGGCGGCGGCCTATTGCGCTCGGCTTCAAGTTGCCGGTACTGCGCCAGAAACGCTTCGTCCGCTGCCTTCCGCGCCGCCTCCTGCGCCTTGTACTGACGAAGGAACTCGGCTTCCTCGTCGGACTGACGCATCACCGCCCCGAATCCACCGGGCCAGTTGGGCGCGGGAACCGGAGTCTGGTCGATGGCTAGGCGCTGCGGGTCCTGAGCCACGTCAGCCGCCTTGCCACTGCGGGTTCTTGCGACGCCACTCAAGCGCCTCTTGATCGGTCATGCCCGGAGGCGGGCCGGATTGCTGCGGGGCGGGTTGCGGCTCACCCTGGCGCATCTGCGGCTGGTTCTGCGGGATGCCTTCGACGCCGATTCCGCGCCGGTTGACCTCGCCAGCTTGGATGATCGCCGACTCCCATTCCTGCGCCGTCGGGAGACGCCATTCCATGATCGGATCGCCGCCAAGGACTCGAAAATCGCCGACGCCGTAGCCGCGATCGACCTTGGGCGTGCCATCGGGATTCAGCTTGGGCGCGTAGATCTTGCCCTTGTTCGGACCAGCGGGCTGCACGCCAAGGATCTTCTCCGCAACGCTCTCGTTCGTCGATCCCGTCAATCCGCGCGCGTTCATGCCGACCGGCATACGCTCGCGCTGGGCAAGCTTCTCGCGTTCAATCACGTAGTCGGCGTACTCCTTGGCGGTGAACTCCGTGAGCTTGCCATCGACCTCGACCACGACCGGCGGCCTGTAGTCGAGCGACGCCGCGTATCCCTTCATGAGCATTCCAGGGATGTCCTCGGCCTTGGTCGCGCCCGCGATCATCGCCTTGATCGGAAGCAGCGTCAGCTTGGTAGGCGATCCAGGCGGCATCGACGCCATCAACTGGTCGATGACAGCCGTCCCCTCAGCCTGAGCCGTCAGAAGCCGACCCGTCTCCAGCTCCAGCTTCTCGACCTCGGCCAGCCCTTGCATGGCCTCGCGCAAGACCATCTCGCCCTGCTCGGGGTCCATGCCCGCGACTGAGTCGAGCATCTGCGCGAACCGCTCCTTGTGCGGCGCGAACTGCTCGCCTCCCGGCATGGCTGCACTGGAGCGGATCGACGACGAGAGGCGGCCCATGAAGCCCTGCGTGTCGCGCTGCACCCGCCGCTGCTTGAGCGTGGTCGCGGCGTCTTGGAGAAACTGAGCCTGCGCCTGCGGGCTCTTCATCTGGCTCGCCGTGTAGCGAACCGCTTCGATCTCGAAATCGCTGTTGTCCCCCTCGACGCCGGGCGGCACGGGCGGGCCTTGGATGCCGGGCTGGCCGCCTAAGAGCGCGTCGGCTCCCCGCGCCGTGTCGGCTGCAAACTGATTCTGGTCCGCGCGCTGCTGGTCGCGGAAGTCGAGGTCGCGGTTGGCGATCCCGATGCGCTCCCGCCCCTGAGCAAGCTGCTCGTCGCCCTGCCGGATATCAGCCGCCTGCCCCGTCTCGGCCAGCGTCAGTTGACGGTTGCGCTGAGCCGCATCGACGATGCCCAGCGCCATCTGGAACGCTTGGGCCGCTTGCGGGTACTCGTCAAGCTGCTGATTCTGGCTCTGTGTGCGGGCGATGATCGGCATGTGTCAGCTCAGACCGGCGTACTTGCCGAGCGCAAGAATACCAGTTGCGGAGTTGAATCCAGCCCCCAAGGCGTCGAACGGATTGGGCTGCTGCACTTGGTTGCCGAGCATGGTCTGGATGCGCTCCAGCCCCGCGCCGTACTGGGTCTGAGCCCGGTTCGCCATGAACTGCGCGACGTTCTGGTTCGCACCCGCCACCGCGCCGGTCTGCTGGATGCGGAGGTTGGCGAACAGGGAGCCGATGCGCTCGTCGATGTCGGCGAGGGCGCGGGACGTGTCGGAGGCGATGCCGCGCCGGGCCGCGTCGAGCACGGTCGTGCTGCCGAGACCCCGCGACGTGAGCGACTGGAGCGCGCCAGCCTGGCTCTGGTTCTGGTTGGTCATCACGTTCCGCCGCGCCGAGTTGCCCTGCGTCGCAAGGTCCATGCGCGCGAGCCCGTAGCCCTTGTTGAGCATCGGGATGATGCCCTCCAAGCGCTGCTGAGCTTGGCCCAGCTTCGCGTCCTGCTGGTTCATGAAGAAGTCCTGCATCTTCAGGCCCTTCTTCAGATTGGCCGACTGAGCGCTGGCTGCTTTCTTCTTGCCGAGGAAGCTGCCGAGAGCCGAGAGACCGCCGCTAACTGCTAGTGCTTCAATCATGTCAGCTCCTTAGAACGCCGTGACTTCCGACCACGCGATTTCGATTTGCACGATGCCCGTACCTGCGGCTGGCCAGACTGTTCGGTTGCGCAGCACAAGGCCCTCGTTCTGCGCGAGCACGAGAGGATGCTCGCCGCGAGAGAGATTGGGAGCGAAGATCAGCGTCGGATCGTTCACGCGTTGCTCCTCTGTGCCCGCAGCCGGGTTGACGCTTTGCGTGTCGCCGAGCGACTGAGCGATCGGGAGCGCGTCCAACGTCGTGATCGCCGTCAGACCGGCTGTCGTGCCGATGCGCATGAGCCCCGCCGCGTCCAGCAACGAAGCTCCCATGCCGCCAGTTCGCATCCTGGTCTTGACGGAAGCGCCAAGGTCGGTTCCACCACCGCCAGCGCTCACAGCCGTCGCTTTGTGCAAATCGAAGCCGAAGTCAGTCAGCGTCGCGGCGGTGAACGGCGTAAGCGTCTGGAATTGAGCGCGGAAGTACGTGATGACGCAAAAGCGCGTCGCGTCCGTCCATCGCAAGTAGAACAACTGCGCGCTCGCCGCCAAAGCAGCCGCGAGGGTTCCCGTCGTCGCCGCCACCCTGTAATGCCCAAGCGCGCCGTGCGAAGTGGGCTTCGAGACGACGTGGAGAGGCGACGCGGCCTCTGCTCCGACCCCGGCAAGTGCGCCACTCACTCCACCTTCGACAACTGCCATGCACGACTCCTATGCGACCGAGTAGTAGAACTTCACGTTGCCGCGCACCAGCCCCGTACGGCGAGCGATGCGTTGGACGTAAGGATAGCGCGGATCGAAGCCTGCCACGGTGCTAGGCGCGTCGCGGCGGCCATCAGGGATGATGTCTTGCATCGTGTACGCGGGCGGCGTTTGCCAGTACACCGTCGCGCTTCCCGACCCAGGTGACACCGCGATCACTTGTACAGGCTGCATCTCCGCTTCGTCTGCGCGCGTCCCCTTGCCCGTGTACGGGCCTGGAGCTTGCCAGCACTGGACCACGCGAGAAGCGCTGATTTCGAGGTCGGCGATGGTGAAGCGCCCTTGGAATCGCGGAGTCGCGCCAAGGTTGACCTCGACCGTTCCGACGCCGTATTGGGAAAGGTTCCCCGATTTGGCGACCAATGGAAAGATCACGTTGAGCGCCTTTGGATCGCCAGCGGAGTCCGCGCCGATCACGGTGCCCGCGCCGATGTCCTGCATCTTGGCGAACGTGACCGCGTTGTTGTCGATGGCGATGGCGGTGCCCGTACCGCTTACCGTCACGTCGCCGTAGTCTCCGTCCGCTAGGCCGCCGCCAGCACCAGCCGCGACCCACTCCCCATCCTTGCGCTCGTACGCGACGCCGTCGAAGGGCGCGTCGTCCTCGGACGCGAGCGAGCCGAGAGCCTGAGTAGGAGCGTCGGGGCTACTGTCACCACCAACACGCACCACCGTAGTCGTACCCTCGCCGCCGCGCACCGCGCCGAGGCGAGACGAACGCTCGTACGTGAAGTCGCCCGGCTCGTAACCGCGCGCCATCTTGGCCGTGCTCTTGATCCGCTTCTTAGCCATACGGGCTCAACCTACGGCCAGCGGAGTAAGCGCCGATGGTGCCGCGCTCGAACGCCCAGCGCGTGCTCGGAGCGGCGTTGCGCAGTCGCACCCATGCGTAGTTGCCACGCACGCCGATGCGCTTGGTCGGGTTGTCGCCGGGCTGTAGCTCCGTGCTCTCCTGAGCGACAAAGCGCGCGTCGGGCGACGTGCTGGACGACAGTTCCAGCCAGCAACCATTCTGGTCGTCGGCGAGCGTGACACGCGGATCGCGCAGTCGCACACCACCGTCGTCGGTCGCAAACGGTCCGATCGTGACCCACGACTCGATCGTGCGCCCGTCGTCCGATGTCGCGTTGCGGTCCACCTTGCGGACCCAGCCGTCCTCGCACCCGATGACGACGACGCGGTCCTCGGGGCTGTCCGAGTCGAACACCGTCGCGCACGTCGGCTGCACATCCACGGACGAGAACTTGTCCTGATGCCACGAGTTGGTTCGCTTGCACCAAGCCCAGTGCGCAGCGGTGATCGTCCCGGTGTCGCGTCGGCACATGAACACGCGCAGCTCGCGCAAGTCCTCGTCCCACACGAGCGTGGGGAAGAAGGCCGCGAAGTCGATGTCCTGCATCCGGCGGTCGATGCTCTCCGTAGTCAGCTTGCGCACGCCAGCCTGAGGCGTCATCGCGTAGACGCCGCCGCGCGAGCCGAAGAAGTAGAGCACGCCCTCGGCGTCCTTGGCCCACGACGAGCCGAACGCCATGCCGGTCGTGTCGGACGCGAGCACGATGGAGCCGTTCTCCATCGGGTCGCCCCACATGATGTAGATGGTGTGGTCGCACCCGAAGATCAACCGCTCGCGGTCGTACGGGATCATCGCCGTGATGGCGTCGGGGACGCGACCGATCTCGGCCTCGTTGCCGATGATGGCTTGCGTGGCGAGCGGGCTGTCGGGCGGGAAGAAGTCCCAGCCGAACGGGTTGCCCGCCTCGCTCATTTGCCAGTTCTGCGGGTCGTCGTCACCGCGCGCCAACACCATGCGACCGCGCCAGAGCGTGAGCAGCTTGTAGCGAGGCACGATCGAGCCGCCATCCGTCGCCGTCCAGCGCGACACAACGCCAGTGCGCGGCTCGTAGTAGCGGTAGCTGACGCCGTCAGTGAAAAAAGCTTTACCGTAAGCGTTGACCGACGCGATGTACTTCGCCGACGCCGCGAACGCCGTGGACGACACGGTCGAGACTGCACCCTGTCCGAACTTGACCAGCCGCCCAGCGACGACGCCAAGGTACTGGACCGCGCGAGCCGAGGCGTTGTTGGGCGTGGCGTTGACGAGCCGCACCTGATGCACCGCCGCTTGACCGGGCGCGGTCGTCTCGACACCGAGCGCGACGAACTCAGGCCGCTCGATCAGCGTCGGGTTGCCGGTGTAGTCGGGGATGCGCGGGTCGATCGAGACCGCAAGCGCCTCGCGGATCGAGCCATCCGCAGCCGTGCCCGCCTGGTAGCGCAGGAACGGGACCGCAAGCCCGCTCGACACGTCGCCGCCCGAGCGGAAGGCGTAGAGGCTGTAGCGCGTCGGCGCGTACGTGGAGGGGAACTGCCCCGGCACGTACACGTTGTCGAACTTGTCCACGGCGATGCGCGGATGCTCGAACGGGTAGTCGATGGGCTGGTTGCTCTCGTCTCGAAGCTCGAACGCCCAGCGACCAGCCGCCGACGAGCCGGTGTCGAGCAGCTTGCGGATCGCCGCCGCGTTGGTGCCGGTGGTGCTGACCGTGCCGTCATCCAGCACGCGACGCGGGCCGACCGTGAAGAAGTCCGTCGTCGCCCCAGCCTTGACTGCGTAGCCCATGCCGCCAGCCGCAGCGACCCAGCGCACGGCTCCACGCGGAGGCGACCACTTGGCCGTGATCGGCTGGTTCGAGAGCAGGTCGCGGTCAAGCGTGTCAGCGTCGCGCCCGTTGGGATTGGGCGGCGCGAAGGTCGAGCCTGACGCCGTGCCGCGCGACGTGAACGGATGCAGCACGCGCGAGACCGGACCGCCACCGATGGGCTGGACGCGACCGTTGACGCCAGCAGGCACCTCTGCGTTGCCCGCAAGCGTGACCGTGTTGGCGTTGGTCGAGGCGTCCGTGCTTGTGCCCAGCGGAGCGACGGTCTCGTCGAAATGCCACAGGCCGATCGTGGTGTCGTTCGGAGTCTGGAACGCACCCTGACCGTTGGCGAAGCGAGGCGTGACGTTGGCGGGCTGGAGGAATGTCCGCAGGAACTCGACCTCGTCGATCTGCATCGGCAGCCCCGACGCCGACGCGGAGCCACCAAGCGTGAACGCCTGGCTGTTGCCGGGCGACTGCATCACGGTCGGGATGACGCCGTTGTACTGGTTGGTCCCGTTGATGTAGATGCGCAGCTCGCCGTTGCTGCCCGACTTGCGGTAGGCCATCGTGACCATGACCCACAACTGGCGCGCGGCGCTCTCGTTGGCAGGCGTGTTGAGCACGTCCACCTTCAGATCCGACGAGGTGTACGTCGTGCCCGAGGTGCCGTTGTAGACCGCGACATCGACTTCCAACGTCGTGCGCCGCGTCTGAGTGCCGGGGCCGACGATGAACAGCAGCTCCGACTTGTGCTTGAGCGTGACCTCGAAGCCACGGTTGCTCGCCACCCAGCGCGCGATGCGACGGGACGTGAAGCTGCTTGGGAAGGCCCCAGGCGTGTCCACGCGCACCCAGGCGTTGAACGACACGCCGGTCGTGTCCACGTCAGCACCGCCCGTAGCAAGCGCCGCAGGGACCGCCAGCGACGCATCCGCAGCCGAGTCAGCAGTCGGGTCGGGGAGGTTCAACGCGCGCGGCTGAGTGAAGGCGCTGCCCGTCCACAGGATCTCCGAGCCCGAGGGAAGCGTGGTGCCAGACCGCCCGCCGTCGTCGAGCAGATGCGAGATGCCGTACTTCCACGCGAGGAAGCCCTCAATGCGCTCGACCTCGGTGTCGCTCACCGTGTCGTCGTGGTCGCCCACGTTTGCGCTGTCGGCAGTCCCGTAGTCGATCGTGCTGTTCACGTCGGGGACGGTTGCGACCTTCTCCAGACCGTCCTCGGGGTCCGTGTACTGGCGCAGGACGATGAACTCCGAGATCGACACCGAAGGCCCAAAGGTGCCGTTCGTGAGCGAGCCGAGGATCGTCCGGTTGCCCGTTGCCGTGAACTGGCCCTTGTCCAGCCACTTCGACACCGTCGCGCCGTTGACGCGGAAGTACGAGGCGTTGAAGCCGTCCGAGCAGGTGTTGGCGTCAACCAGCAGCGTCACGATCGCCGCTTGCGGGGCCGATGCGACGAAGCCGCTGACGTAGTTGGGAGACGTGCCGGTTGAGATCGGAGCCGTGGTCTCTCCCGCCACGCTCGACCGCACGTCATGCCGCACCGAGATCGCGCCCGCCGCACCCGTGAGCCCCGTGTTTGACCGGCAGTTGATGTACGCCGCGTTGATGCCGCTCGACCACGCGCCGTTCGCTTGCGACCAAAGCTGGCCCTGCTGCGTCGCGTCAGCGCCGAACTGGACCACCATCACGATCAAGTGACCGCGACGGTTGGGAAACAGCGTCGGCTGGATGTCGTTCACGCCCGCGCTGTCGTTCACGCTCGGCGGGCTCACCATGCGGTTGTAGCTCCCCGAGAACTGCACCGCAGGCTTTCCACCCAGGCCGCGTGAGCGGTACTTGGGCGCAACGAACGCAGTCGCACCCGAAGGCGTCGAAACATCGCGCTCGAACACGCACAGACCGCGACCCCTTGTGTCCGGCCACACCTCTACGTCGCTGCCGTCCTCCGACTCCAGATCCTCGGCTACGAACCAAGCCCATTTGCGTCGGTCCCACTCAGGTAGCTGCGTCGGGTCCCATCGCTGCGCATCGAATACCGCCGTGTGGTCGGGGAGCGTCGGGTCGTAGTAGCGCTTGTCGAGCGGGTTCGCCAACGGACTGCGCGGACCGCTCGCCGTCAGCACCTCGCCGCGAAAGTTCACGTCGAGGTCGTTCAACGGGTACGGGATGCCGTCGCGCCGGAACGCCACCGTCGCACCCGAGCCAAGCGACAGGTTCTCGTACTGAATCCACGACGACCGCTTGCGCGACGTGTCGTTCACCGCCGCGTACAGCTTGTCGTCGCGCAGGACCAGTTGCTCGACGAACTCACCCGTGACGATCTCCCACTGGAGCACGAGGTTCTTGTCCGTGTCGGGAGCGTACCGGCGCAGCCACGCCTTGCTCTGGTCGCCGCCTTCGCTGACGCCGACGTACAGGTTGTCGCCCACGTCGATCGCCAACGCGCGCACCTTTTGCGCCTCGTCGCGGACCGGGAGCGTGAACGTGTACACGCGCACGCCGTCGCGATTGAGTTTGACGATCGTGGCCTTGCCGTCGATCGCGTACTTGTTGCCCTGAGAGTCGTGGACGATGGCCGGCACGCCCTCGCCGCTGTTGAGCGCAGCCGTCCACTCCGACAGGTCCCCTACCGCGCTCGTCGTCGCGTTGGTGTAGTCGGTCTGGCGCGCGTCGAACGTGACCTGCACCGCAGACCGCACCGCTCCAGCCGCAAGCGCGGTCTCCGAGAAGCGCGAGAAGCCCGCTCGCTGCCCGCCACGGATGCGGTTGCTCTTGGGATCGACCGAGCGCTCGTTCTGCGCGTCGCGGGTCGTCCGAGGCGGCTGAGCGTCGTGCGCGAAGTTGTCGCTCAGGCCGCCGATCGGGTAGGGGAGCGGTACGTCGGGCATGGGCTAGACCTGATACGGGCCGCCGATGATCGTAGCCGATTGCCACATCCGATTGCTGTCCGTAACCCCGCCTCGGATCTCTCCAAGCTCGTCCTGCACCGAGGCGTCCTGCATCACCGCCGTCTGGAACACCGGCGACTGCTGCACGCGAGCCAAGCGGTCGTTAAGGTCCGCGATGTCGTGCTCGTCGTAGCCCTGCGCGAACGCGAAGCACAGTTCCAGCAGCAAGGGCTCAATGAACGGCGGGACGCTGATGGTCTCGTTCTCGTCCGTGATCTCAACCCACGCCGAGTAGTAGTACAGGTTGAGCGAGTCCGACGTGCCGATCTGCGGGTACACGCGCAGCACGGGCCGCATCGGGCATCCATCGGTCGGCTTCTTCCACACCACGGCGGCCCAGTAGCCGACGTTGTTCATGCTGATGATCGAGGTCTCCAACTCAAGCAGATGCGACGGCGTCGTCAGCACCAGCGCGTTGAGCAGCGACCCAGAGGTCTCGACCTTGACCATGCGGCCAAAGTCCTTCGGCAATTCGACCTCGCTCTTGCCGGAGTTGATCGTGATCGTGGTCTTGGGCGCGACGGCCCACTCCCACGTGTGCATGGTGAAAAGCTGTCGCCCCGCGAGATTGCAGAGCGACAGCGTGTCCATCGACGGCTCACCGTCCAAGCGGCGGCGCAAGAACTGCCCGATGCGTTGAACGGTGAGCGTCATGATTAGCTGCCGCCTTCCATGCCGAAGCCGGTGATGCCGTTGAACAGCACCGCGCCGCCCAGGGTACGGGTCGTCGGGGTCGCAGTCGAAGACAGCGCGATCCCGATGATGCGCTCGTTCACAGCGAGCACGAGATCGAGGTTCTTCGCAGTCGTCGCCACCAACGGAGCGCCAGGAGCGACGCTGCCGGATGCCGCGATGACGAACACGCTGTCAACGATCCCCTGCAAACGAATGCGCCCCTTGGAGCCAACCGCGATCGGCTCCAAGCACACACCCAAGATGCCAGCCTTGATGCCAGCGGCGGTCGGCTCGACAGCGTTCGAGAACGCCGTCGCACCTTCCGCGCCGTAGGGCGTGTTGACAGTCGTGGCCCCGGTGGTCGAAGCGCCAGCGGTTTGGCCAACATCCGTGAGGTCGAGCTGCACAACGTCGCCGATGGCGAACGCGACCCCAGGAGCCGTAGCAGTGCTGCGGTTGTACACCACAACGTCGATGTTCGGCGGGAAGTAGCCGATGCCCGGCCCGCCGATGGGAGAAGTGATCATGGTTCAGACTCCTTGGATCAGATGAAGACCGAGTCGGCGGTCGCCGGGTACACGATGCCTTGGCGTTGGCGGCTCGTGCAGACGATGTTGTAGTAGGTGTCCACGTACATGACGTGCGTGGACGGCTGGTTGGGATGCGTCATGACCGGGTGGCGGTACAGATACATCTCAGTGTGGAAGACCGGCTTCAGGTACTCGAAGTTCAAGAAGTGGTAGCGCGGACCAGCGTTGTTCGTGCCAGCCGTGTCGTTCTCGGCGGCGTAGATGCCACCGGAACCGGTCGGGTACATCACTGCCGTGTCGAGAGCAGCGATGCCCTCGATCGGGATGCCTTGGAACGTCGGGTTCGGGTACGCCGGGTCTTGGCCGCCCGCGTAACGGAGCCAGTCGTTGTTGCTCTGGAGAGCGAACTCGTACTGGACCGTGCCGTAGGACAGCGAGGTCAGAATGCGCGTCGGCATCGACTTCTTTTGACTGTACTCCGGCTTCTCCGGCAGACGATCGAAGCCCGTCTGGTTCAACATGCGCCGGAACGCCGTGAACAAGTGCGGAGCCGTCGAGCCGACCACCGCGCCAGTAGACGCACCGTTGTAGGTCGCGCGCTGGTTGCGGAAGCGAGAGAACGACGCGGGATTCTTGCCAGCGACGGTGCCCCAAGCAGTCGTGGAGCCGAGCCCCGTGTAGGGGATCGTGTTGGTCAGCTCGTTGTTCCACACCCCGAGGGAGTACGGAACCTTCGCCGTGCCAGCCGTCTCCATGTCGGCTTGGTTCGGCGTCGAGAACAGCGCGTCCTCCATCTTGTTGAACTTGGAGGTCCACATCGCCTGTTCGAGCTGGCGCTTGAGACCAACGATCTGAGTGCGCCGACCGTTCGGGTCCATACCCGACGCGTTCAGCGTGATCGTCTCGTTGTTCCACGCCATGTTGTCGCGGAAGAAACGCCAACCGACCTCGAAGTCGGTCATCGTCTGCGGCTGCGACGGAGTCTCGTTGTCGTCCGGCAGATAGAAGTGCGCGGTCTGCGCATCGACCATCTGCGAGAGCCACTTGATCGACTTTCCGCTCTGGAGAGTGATCGCTTGGTCGCCGCTCTTGAGCATGTAGCCCAAGGCGTAGGTGTTTCGGACGACTTCGTTGATGACCTCGTTGGGCGAGGTCAGGTAAGCACTTTCCGTGCTTTCCATGAAGTCATCGAACACGGAAATGACAGAGCCCATGTTTCGATTCCTTGTCGCGGATCACCGTCCGCGCTGCGGTCGCTACGCAAGCCCGTGCTTCTTCTCAAGCTCCGCAAGGAAGTCCATCGCCCGCTCCTCTTTGCCCTTGGAGGCGCGCGGCGTAGATCCCTGCGGCTTGGTCGGCAAGCCGTTTCTGCGATCACGAGACTTGGATTGGTCTTTGGACGCATCGACCGCCGCAGCCCCAAAAGTGAGGACGGAAGCCTCGTACATCAGGTCGCTCACGTTGTCGTAAGCGCCGGACGGAGCCAGCTTCATCATCTTCTCGGTGACCTTGGCAAAGTCCTTCTCGTCCCGCAGCTCAGGGAAACGCTCCCCAAGCCGCTGACGCGCGCCATCCATCTCGATTCGCAGGACCGACGCGGACAACCGCTGGTTGATCTCGACCTGTTCTTTCAGTCGAGACTCCAATGCGGAAGCCTTTGCGGCGGCGCGGCTTTCTAGAGACTTCAGGACACTCGTCACACGACCGGCCACTTCTTGGCTTCCAAGCTCGTCGGAGAGGGTCTTACCCAGGCTGTCGAGGTCCAAGGGTTGTTCGGCGGGCTCTGAGGCCGCTGACTCCTTGGTGGGCTCGGTAGCTTTCGCTGCCCAGGTCTCTCTCTCTTTGCGCAATTCTCCAAGTTGCCGGTACGCATCGTCAGCGTCGGCCTGGGCCTTAGCGCGACTGCTGCCCCAACGGAGCAGCTTGTCGCGGTCCAGACTGTCGATGACGTTCACCGGGACGCCGTCGCGTCGGAGAGCGGTACGCGCCCGTTCAAAGGCGTTCTTCTCTTCCGACGACAACGTAGGCGTCTCGGTTTTCTTCTCTTCTTCTTGAGCCGGAGCTTCGACCGGAGCCTCCTCAGCGGGAGTCTCGACGGGAGCTTCTTCGACGGCGGGTGCGGGCTCAGCAGCGGGTACGAGCGCGGCGAGCATCTGATCGAGTTGCGGCGTGGCGACTTCAGCGGACATTGACGACAGGGTTCTCCGTGTCTTGGGTCTTGGAAACAAACTCGTCCTGCTCGCGGCGGCCCTCGAAGCAGACGTACCCGTCCTTGTTCACACGCGCGCCCAGCTTTTTGGCGTCGCGCGGGTCCATCGTGTAGCTGACCGTGCCGCGCAGAGGCGACCCGGTTGCGACACCCGGCACTGACGGGATGCGGCGATACACCTCGCCGTCTACGACAATTTCATGCCCAACAGGCGGCGCGTCAGCCATCAGCGCGTGCCGCTCAATCGTCTTGCCAGTCGCGTTGCGGTACTCGTAAATCATTTGCCCGCCTTGGTTCTAGCACCCGAGACTTGACCCGGCAAGGACGCTTGCTTAGAGCGGCTGTCCGGCATCGCCTTGGCCTGCGTCCGCTCCATGCGGGGCGCGTTGTGGACTGCCTCCTTGGCCTCGCCTCCACCACCTTGCTCACCGCCAGCCATTGACTGGAGGCTGAGCTGCTGCACACCGGCGAGCATCTGGAAGTCGAAGTACGACGGCAGCTCGGGGTAACCGCGACGGTGCCCGTACTCCTCCATCAGCTCGCTCCACTTGACGTGCGGCATGGCGACCATCGCTTGGCCGACCGACAGGATCGTGGTCAAGAACGAGTCAGCCTCAGCGGCCTCAGCCATCTCGTCCTTGCGCGCCATCGAGCCGACCTCGATCGACACCTCGTAGTCGTCCACGCCCTTGCCGTTGTCCTGAAGCCAGTCCTCGGGCGGCGTTGTAGGCAGGTCCGCGCCGGGCATCATGCGTTGGAGTACGCGACGCTGACGCGGCCACGCCTCCTTGGTGATCTTGCCCACGTACAGCGTGTCGGGGCCGAAGTCCTCCTTGGCGTCGTCGCCAAGCTGCATGACCGTGTCCTCGGTTGTGAGGTACCACGCCACGGTCTGAAGGTTCCGCTCGCAAGCGTCCCAGAACTTCTTCGTCTGCCACGAGGTCCGCACATTGGACGACGCGGACGCGATGGCGTTCTCTGTCGCCGTCGCCGCGCCCGTGGTCATGCCCTTCTCGGCGTCGCTCATGCCGAGCATCCGGTCGGCACGCTCCTTCATGATCTGCTTGACCAGCAGCATCTCTTCCGTGACGCCGCCGACCTCAAGCTGCTGCACCGTGTCGCGCGTGAGATTCGACTTGGTGTACACGTAGTCGTGCTTGCCGTCCTTCACCTTTTTGGCGAAGCGACGGTCCGACTCGTCTACCACGATCATGCGCTTGTAGTTCGCAGCCGATCGGTCAATGACCTCGGAGTGTCGGTTGCTGTCGTCGATCTGACGCCACGCAGCCTGCACCGGAGCCAGCGGCCACGGACGGTTCGGCACCGTGTAGATGCCGTAGAGCGTGTACGGACCCCAGCGCGGCCCCCAGAAATCACGAGGCTTGCGCGGCGACATGCCCTTGCCCGAACCGTCGCACGCGATCGTGAACAGCGCGCCGTGATAGCCGTCCTCGGGCTTCTTGTCCTCGTCGATGTGGATGCCCGGCACCCACACCTCGTAGTAGCACACCTTGAGCGTGACGTTGTCGCGCCGCGTCTCGTCGATGCCGTAGTCTTGCGTCTCGGTCATCGATTTGATGACCTCCACGTCCCAGCCCTCGCGCTCATCCTTGGGCAGCTTGGCGTCGGCCTCGGCTCGCTCCAGCAGCGCCTTCTTCTCCTCGGCGACCTTGTGGAACACGTAGCGCGCCTCCTCGAACGAGCGCGCCTCCGAGTCGAAGCCGAAGCAGCGCTGGTCCAAGCGCGCCACGGTCGGCCAGTAGATCGGGTCCTCAGCCTCTTCCCAGCCAGGCACCGGCTCAGGTTTGGTAATCGTCGCGCCGAACGCGAAGAACGAGTCCACCGCCAGCTTCTCGGCCAGCCGGTGGAACGACGTGTCGCGGCACCAGCGATTCAATGCGTGCTGCACACCGCGCGACTGGATCTTGGCCTGCTCGCCAGCGTTGGTCGTGATGCGCACGACAGGGTTCTGGAACGCCACCTGTCCAATGCGCTGCGCCACGTACTCGAAAACGTGGTTCTCAGCCATGCCGTCCGTACGGCCCTCGTACGCGCCCGAGTGGTACGCGCGCACATGCTCGTCGAACTTGGACAGCACTTGGTCACGCACGCGCTCGCAAGCACGCACGCGCTCCATCAGCTTCTCGGGGGACGTGTCAATCATTGATCCTGCCCCTCGAACCACTCCTCGAAAGTTTTGCCGCCAGGCCACGAGGGATTGTGGCCGACCGTACCGCGCGGGCATCGCACGTTCTTGGAAGGTTCGCCCATGTCTCGGGTCCAGAAATAGGCGGCTGCGTAGCGAGCGGCGTCAAGCCCGTGGTCGGACTGTCCGTCCGCTGGCTTGTCGCGGTTCGAGCGCCCCTCTTTCGGTTCTTCGTAGACATACGCGGGAAACTCCTCGACCGTGCAGGTCGGCTTGCCCTTGGTGCGCAAGAACTCGTCGCGCCCAAAGCGTAGCGTGTTCTTGACGAAGTTCATCTGCGGACGACCTTGCACACGCCGCGACAGCAGCGAGCGCACCATGTCGATGCCGCCAAAGTCCTGCGCCGTCCCGTGCCGGTTCATCGCCTTGATGGCGAACGAAGGCACGTCAAACCCAAGCTCGAACGAGATGCGCCGGTTGAACTTCTCGCCCGTCTCCGCGCGCGACGGGTCGTACACCAACGCGCGCAAGTCGAACTCCTTATAGAACTCCGACACGCGCTCGGCGAACCAGTCCAAGCCCGACTGAGCCGTGCCCTCACCCGCGCGCGTCTTGAACACCTCCGCGAGCATCCAAAGCCTGCGGTCCTTGTCCACGCCCCACACTTGAAGCACAGCCGGGTCGGTCCAGCCCCAGTCGAACGAGGCGAAGCACCAGTCCATCGGGATCATTCCGTCCGGCACCACGACCGTCGCCTGACCGCGCTGCGTCCAGACCGTCGCGTCCACCACATGCACGTCGTCGTCCCAGGCGTCGTACACGCGACCCGTCGCCGCGCACCACTCGCCATGCAGCAGACGCCGCTTGTTGTGGCCGCTCATGCGACCCAGGCCGTCGAGGTACGCGCGCCCGTTGTCCGTCCAGTCCACGCCGTCGTGGTAGGCCGGGTTGTCCTTGTGGACCGACAGGTACGCCTCGCACGAGCCCGCGTCGATGCGCTGCTTGACCCAGTGCGACGGGTAGCTCGGGTTGCACGACCCAATAAGCAACCGCTGGTTGTTGACCATCACCTCGCCGCGCAGACCACGGAAGAACAGCTCCCAGGTGTTCTTCTCCACGCCCGAGTCAGCACCGCCTCCGGTCAACTCCTCCGCGTAGATAATGTCCCACTTGGTCGAGAACAGCTTGCCAGGCTTGTCGAGGCCGATCACCGCCACCTCGGACCCGTTGGGGAAGTGGTAGATGCTGCGCCCCTCACGCTGCGGCCCGTCCAACACCGGATGCTCGGGCGGGAAGCAAGCTTCCCACTCAACGAGCGTCGAGCTGGTCATGCTCTCACGCGTCGAGCGTGTCAGCAGCACGCGCAAGCCGGGATGCGTCTCGCACAGGTACGCGAGCACGTAGCAGATACCGCGCGACTTGCCCGTGCCACCGGGGCCAACGACGATCACTTCCCGGTTCTTCACCTTGCCGGTGTAGTCCAGGATCGAGCGCAGCAGGTCGCGTGGAGCGCCGCGCAGCTCGACGAGAATGTCGTCAGCAAAGTCCATTAGACGCTCGCCACCGGCAGATAGCGGATCTCCCACACCGAGAAAATCGTCCCGTACGAGCCCGTCTTGATGGCGAACTCGAACACGTACGTGGCCGCGCTCGCCTTGAACGACGAGTAGGGCAACCGGTACTGGAAGTTGTAGCCCACTGTGTCGCGCGTCCAGTCCGTGAGCTGGAGCGTGTCGAAGAAGTAGCTGGTCGCGGGCGCGTCAGTGACGATCCGCTTCGCGTTCTTCTCGTCGCCCGCGCGGAACACCCGCAGCGACCACGAGGTCACGTCAGACTGGACCAGCGCCGTCCCGCCGTTGCCCGTGACCAGACGCTCACGGAACGTCACGTCCGCGCCTTGCCACACGTCAGCCTTTCGCACCACCGGCTGCGGCATCAGGTCACCTCTCCCGCCATGCTCCCCGCTTGGCCCATCTCGCTCATGATCGAGCCCGGCACGTCCGACTCAGCCGCAGGCGTCACCACAGGCGGGAACGCGAAGCCCAGCAGCGCGTCGCCCGACGCCACCACGCCCACGACCGACACGCCCTGAAGCAGCACCGTGTTGATGATCTGGCCGTCCGTCAACTCCGACGTGCCCACGACGCCGATCACAGACGCGCCCAGGAACGTGACGCCGAAGTCTTGGACGTACGCGACGCCCACCGTTCCGACGACAGCCGCGCCCAGCCACAACGCCGTCAGATCCAAGACCTCGGCCGCAGCCACAGTCCCGATCGACGACGCGCCGCTGAAGCGAACAATGCTCATGTGACCGAGATCACAATCCCGCCAGCGGCGATCGAGGGCACGCTACCCGACACCAAGCTCAGCGAGCCGGAGAGGACGTAGCCCACCGGGCCGACAGCGTCCAGATTAACCGTGATGTCAAAGTCGTCCGTGTTCGGACCCGTATCCACCACTCGCGTCACACCGGGCGTCGTCAGCGGAGCCGTGCCGCCGTTGAAGTTGTCGTAGGCGTTCCAGACGCGGATCGTGTTGCCCGCCGTCAGACCGTGCCCGACCGAGTGGATCGTGCCCACAGCCGTCGCATACGCCAGCTTCACCGACGCGCCAGACGCGCGCAGCGGGCCGCCGAGGATGAAGCCGCCGCCCGTGAGCGCGGTCCAGATGCCCCAGTGCGTGATCGTGTCGCTGCCGCTCACCGTCGCAAACGAGATCGAGCTGTAGTTGGTCCACGTCGTCGGAGCCAGCGAGCTTCCCTGTGTCTTGGTCCACGGGAAGAAGTTTGACCCGCCCGACGAAAACAGCGTCCGTTGGTACGACGCACGCTGATACCCCGCAACCGAAGTCTCGTTCGACCCTGAGTTCCCCGGATCGCCCGTGTGCAACGAGATGTACAGCGGCGGCACAGACGAGGGCGGCTGCGGCGTCGTGATCTGCAACGCCTGCGCGATCGTCACGCCCGATCCGACGTTGTTGTTGAGCAGGATGTCGAAGTAGTCCGCCCCAACGTTGCCAAGTCCGCTCATCTCATGCCTCCGGGTAGCCCGCGTGCGTCACTGCGGCGTTGTAGACCAACTCTGCAAAGCCCGATTGACCGATGAACGCACCGCCAGGGTTGGCCCACGTCCCCGTCGTGCCGCTACCCCACCGGATGATGCTCTTGCGGCACAACGAACTCTCGTTGCCGTACGACGCAAGCTCCGTCTGCAACGCACGCGCCTGAAACGGATGGTGCGGGTCGCGCTGCGCTTTGCCTGCGTCGCGGTCAGCCTGCGTCGGCACCGTACCCGGATCGAAGTCGTCCGGCGTCAGATTTGCTTCTTCAGGGATCGAAAGCGCCGGGCTCGCGGGCCATCGCACGCAAATCAGCACGTCCGCGTTCTCGGGATACCCAGCTTGGAGCATCCACCACGGGCTGATCTTCTTGTCCTCCAGCGCCGTCGTGCTCCACTTGTCCAGCGAGTCTTTGCGCATCAACCACTGCGCCTTGTCGTCCATGTAGATCGCGCCCAAGCCCGCGTCGTCGATGTACGTAGGCTTCGCCGACAAGCTCAACGGCTCAATGTCAAACTGCGTCAAGTCCAACTGCGGCTCGAACGCCGTCCACACCTTGAGCCGATGCGACGACTTGGGCCGATCCCCCGCGCGCCGAAGCGCAGGCGTGCTGTACCGCTCGACCATCCAGTCGGGCATCCACGCGAGCATGAGACCGATCGTGCCGCCCCACGAGTTGCCCCACCAAATCCCGTAGTTGGGGTCGATCGAGTTGCCCGACCCGAGCAGCTTCAAGCCCAGCGGAGTCGTTGAGTCCTTGTTGTCCTTGATCGCTTGAATCGCGCGCGCGCACCAGAACACCGCGTCGGGCCACATCGCCACAGGCCGGATGTCGTTGAACGCATACGGGCTGTCGAGATTCGACGGGTTCGCCGGGTAGTCGATGATGAACACCACGTACCCGCGCTCGATGAAGTGCCGCACGTACGTATCGCTGCCCAGCGTCTCGTACGAAGCGCGCTCGCCAGGGTTGTACCCCAGCCCGCCCTTCACCACGATCAGCCACGGCGCGTTGCTGAAGCTGGCCGTGGGGCGATAGCACGCGATCGAGCACTGGCCCGCCATCGCGTACTCGTAGAAGCCAATGACGTTCGGCCCCGTCGCCGTGATCGCGCCAGGGAAGTCGCTCGTCGAGCGATTGAACGCCATGCCAGAGGTGTACGTCATCGGCTCTGTGACCCCATGTACTTCACGTCGATCGTCCTCACGCGCGTCAACCGCGTTCCGTCGCACGGATTGGCCGTGCACACAGCGGGCGCAGCCGAGCTTGACGTAAACCGCAGCGGATACCCCATGCCCGTGCGCGGATCGAACGGCGCTCGGCTGTACCAACCACGCGCGCCAGGGAACAGGTACTCGCCCGTCCCCGTCGTCGCCTCAGCGCCCTTGAACAGCAGCGTGATCCCCAACGGCTCCGTCACCGGGTTGCAGATCACGTTCGCCAAGTTCAACACGCACGATCGCCGCGTCACCGCAACCGTACCCGCCGTCGCACCGACTACACCCGTCGTCGCGTTGCCCACACCACCGATGCGGAACTCCGCGGAGATCTGGTAGGCGTGCGTCGTGTTGTTGCCCGTTCCCGACGCCTGCGCGAAGTGCGTGATCGTCACGTCCACCTCGAAGTTGACGTTGCCAACGCTTGCAATTTCGCTCTGCAACACCGTCACCGGGCCGTTGTCAGCCGGGCCAGTGTGCGTCGCGTAGTTGAGGCGGCCACCGATCCAGGTCTCGCCTCCCACGTCACGCGCGATACCACCGATGAAGCCCGCGATCCCGCTCGTCGCGCTTGCGCCGATCGTCCGCCCAAGCACCACCGAGTCCGCAGTCGGCTTGTCCGTGATGACGTACACGCTTTTAGTCGCGTTCGTGCCCGCCGTCAACCACAGCGCGTCGCCTGCGATCAAGCCAATGCCCGTCGCGCTCAGCGTCAGCGTCCCGTTGTCCCACGTTGCCCCCGTGAACGTCCCGTACGGACCCGGCTCATACCAGTGCGCCGTCTGGCTGTTGTTCGCCGCCGGCCACAAGCTCGACTTGTGCAACCAAGGATCCCAGCCGTTCTCCTCCGCATTCGAGAAGAACATGAGCATCTCCATCAGGTACGCCGCCGCGCCCCACCCGACGTTGCCCGTCAAGTGGATCTTGAGCGACTGACCGTTGGTTAGCGTGCCAGGCGGCACCATCACCGTCGGCTTCAAGTACCAGTTCTGCTCGGTCTTGTCCGCGCAACTCGGGTACGGCGCACCCAACGAGGTCAACTGCGTTGCGTTGGTCAGATTCCCCATCCGCTGCACGCTCGTGTACGGATGCCAGATCCCAGCATGACCAGCCGCGCCACGAGTGTGCGTGTAGACCAGCTCGTGCTTCTCGCCGCTCTGCTCGTTGTACTGGTAGTCGTCCGTCGGCACGTCGTTGACCGTCACCTCGCGGTAACTGACGATGAACACCACGTCGCCACCACCGCTCGTCAGCGTCAGACCGTCCCAGCCAGGCTTGGTCGGCGACGACACCAGCGTCAGGTCGATGTACCCCGAGGCGTTGCTGACACCCGTGTACTCCTCCTCCGGCTCGAACAAGTCGTACACGAAGCAACCCGTGATGTCCTCCGGCGCAGGGAAGCACCGCCCCGCGACGTTAGCGGCCTGCGGGAACACGATCGCCCTGTACCCAACCCCCGACTCCAGGTTGATCTTCTGATTCGTCCGCAGGTACACCTTGATGCGCAAACCACCCGCGTGCGCTCCACCCGTGTCGTACTCCGTCGTGAACCCCTGATACGGCATCAGCGAGTCCAAGCTGTTCCCCTTCGGCAACCCGCACGGACCACCACTGCCCGCGTAGCTAGTAGCGACCCGCGTCACCGTGTCCCCCGTCCCAGTGAACGGGCTCATGCGCGTGTTCCCCTGGAAGAACACCAAGTCCGCGCTCGCGTCCAACAGCGTCACCGGCGTCGGGTCGTCCACTCGCGGAACACGAGCCACCGTCCGAGCCGCAGCAAGCAACGCTCGCTGCTCGCCCACGCTGCTCCCCGCATACGCCACGCTGATCGACTCGGGTTGGCTGGTCATTTACTGCTCCTGCTCCTGTCGCGGGCCGGGCCGGTCACCGCGTCACCTCTCGGTCCAACTCCCACTTGCCCACCACGAACCGCACCACCTGCTCGCCCCGCACAAGCTCCGCGTCCCATCGGCCGCACTGGTCCTTGATGCCCTCGCTCACAGCCGCACCCAGCCGGAACCGCACCACCCGCTGCGCCGGGTCCACGATCACACAGTCCAAGTCAGCCACCAGAGGAGCGTCGTCCGCATACCCAGCGCGGATCTGACCACGCACCGCCCACCCGCTCCAGTCCGCACTCACTCCACCCGTCAGCGGAAAGCGCACCACGTCCACAAAGTCCGCACCCTGCGGAATCGAACGCTCCTCCGCGCGAGTCCAGTCGTGGGTCCACGGCATGCCTATCTTCTACGCAACTGCACCCCACCGTGCAAGTTTTTGCGGGGCAGGCGCACAGGCCGGTGCAAGATGGGACCCATTCAAGCGGTCGATGGCGGCCCCCCCCTCTCCCCGGTGCTGGGTTTATGTGACCACCCCGTGCCAGGTGGTCAGGCATGGGACCCATCGCGCGCGCACCTAGACCCCCCCTATGGTGTGGGCGGGGACGGGGGCGGGGTACTCCGCAACGGAAGCGGTGCGTCACGGATGGGACCCATGCCGGTCTCCGACGGCTCTCCCCCGCCCCGCTCGAGCTCGACCGTGCGCGGGCCGCTATCTACCTCGCAACTTCCCGCCTGCTCGCCGTCGTGCAACATAAGAGGCATTATCGGAAGCTGGCCCGACGCCTGGGCAGGTAGCTGGCCGGAGAGGGAGAGGACGACGCGCTGGCTGGTTTCGCGCCGCTCGGTAACCTTCGGCGCAGGGTCCAGCTCGGCCAGGGCGCGGGTCAGTGACTCAAGGGCCTTGCCGTAGCTCGCCAGGGCGCTAGGGGACGCGTTGGGGTCGGCCATTCGTTCGGTCAGCATCTCGACCGCGCGCACATAGCCTCGGCCGAGCTTGAGCGACAGAGCGCCATCGCCATCGGCGTCGGCTTGAGCCGCTAGCAGCTTCATGGCCGCTTGGCGTGGACTCGACCCGCGTGGGCGGCCCGATGGGTTGCCAGACTGGCCGGGCTTGAACGGGCGCAGGCCGGATAGCTGACGCTCGCGCGGGGTCAGGTCTCGACTCTGTTCGTCGCTCTGTCGTCCAGCGTTCGCGCTCTGTTCTAGCTCCACTGCCCAGACCTTCGCCCTTCCCCGCTCGCTCGTCAAGCCCCCGCACCCCCATTCGCTCTGCGTATCGTGGTGGAGAGGCGCGCGTGGGCCTGGGTCCGCCTCGAGGCGCGCCGGGGCTCGAGAGGGGCTAGATTTCATCTATGCGCTAAGGTTTCGCTGGTGCATGGTGCGTCGCTACCTTGGCGAAGGTTAGTATGTTTTGGGACGGTAAAGTGTCGAGCGTAACCCCTTGCGCCATAGGCATTTACGTATACACATGAAGGTTATGAACATTACTACACACGTATAGGTGTGGAGAGGGGGAGCGCCCGTATAGCGTAGCGCCCGGAGAAAGTAGCGAAAGTAGCGGAAATGGCGTAAGTCTGCTCGTGGTATGGGGTTAGGGCCGCTACTTTACAGAACAGAAACTTATGAAAGTGTGGAAGGTGTGGAAACCTAGGCAATCGGGTCGATAGAATGGTGACGTGCGCAGCATGGTGCGGCGCGCTTGGATGGCTAGCCTCGCAAGGGGCGCAACGGAGACGAGACACGTGAAACGCTACCTGTTCGGCAACCAATTCGGCCCGATGTTCCTCGCTGTGCGCGCCTCGTTGGAGGAAGCGCTTTCCGAGTGGGACGAGCGCCACGGTACGCGCGCGGACGATATCGCCGACGAGCAGGAACTTGAGCAGGCCATGAACGACGGCGAAGTGCGCGTGAACGACGGGGGGACGATGGTTTACGTGGACCCGTACGAATGGTTCCGCGAATACGAAACGGGCGCGGACCTGCGCGCGGAGCTTGCGGACCTATCCGACGCCGCGCGCCGTCGCATTGGGCGCGAGATGTACGTTGGCACGTACTGGCGCTAAAGCGAAACGGCGCACGTCCGCGCCGTATGCGGCTCGCTACCGCACTGACGAGCTACGCGCGGTCGCTACGCGCACACATGACCAGCTCCCTCGACTGGGGGCGCAACTTGGAGACGAGACGATGGACACGCGAGAGACCTGCGCTGGCTGCGGCGAGGAGTGGCCCTGCACTGATTCGCAGCGCAAAGACATAGGCGGGTGCGAGCGCGCTAAGCACTACCTGCGCCGCACGTCGCGCTCACTTTGGAACGGGACGGCCGACGAGATTGCGGCCGAGCTAGCCGACGCGCCCCGCAGGTCCGCATGGTGCGGCACGCTCGCCGAGTTCCGCGCGCTTGACTTGGACACGTTCGCGGGTGGAGAGGCGGTGCGCTCATGAGCGGGCCGCAATTCACGCGCGGGCCGTGGGAGCTTGGCGGGGCGCTGGTGTATGCGCCGCAAGGGGAGAGGACTGCGGGCCGCTCGCAGGGTAGCTCGATTTCGATTGCGCTAATGCTTCGGCGCCCCGCTATCTACGGTGGGCGCGTTCAAAGAACGCAGGACACAGACTGCGATGCGTGCGAGACGGGCGCTCAAGTCGATGCGAACGCGCGACTGATCGCCGCCGCGCCCGACTTGTACGCGGCGCTGGAGCGCACGCTGCGCGCCCTTGAGCAGCACTTGGACGACCAGTGCATCATGCAAGGGCTGAAGCACCGGGACGACCTTTGCCCGTGCAACTCCACTGAGGTTGTCGAAGCCCGTTCCGCCCTCGCACGCGCGCGTGGGGAGGTGCAGGCGTGAGACTTCAAGACTACGTGTCCGACGATGGCGTCACGTGGAGCATCGGCCCGCTTGGCGGACGCTACGTGTCGCACGGCGAGATTGAGTGGAGCGGGGGCGCGGTCCCGTTGTTCGATGCTTGGCGTATCCGGTCCGACGGAGCGCCGGTCAAGCGCGCTTGGCGTTCGGTCAATTCGATTGCCGAGACCGAGCGCGACCTACGCGCGATGATCGAGCAACGTGGCGGGCGCGTTACCTACTTCCGCTCGCAAGCGCTCTAGTCCCACGCGCAACACGGGCGCGCACAAGCCCGTGGCACTAGCGCACGTCGCGCTAGCCCGCGCCTGTCCGATGGCGCACGCTCCGGGGTACGGGGCAAGCGAGCGCGGCGCGTGTCCGCGTGGTACTGGAGACGAGACGTGAAGCACTACAGCTACTTGGACGGTACTAGCGGGCGCGAACTGTTCCGCGCACCGATCGACGCAATTGCGGACTGCGCGCGTAGCGGCCCTGTTGACGAGCACGTTAGCTACTGGGTCGATCGCGTGAAGTGGATCGCCGACGATGCCGAATTGCGCCGCACGTTGCGCGAGTATGGCGCTTGGGACGATCTCGACACGTGCGACACGGACACGCTTCGCAAGCGCGCGCTATGGGTCGGAGCGGGCGCGATGAGTGAGCAGCCCGAGCTTTACGAAATCGGACGTGTCGGCCGCGCTCGATTGAACGCGCGCACGGTGCGCCTGTAACCGCCCCCGCCATTGAAGAGACCCCGTGGCAAGGGTCGAAACGCGCCCCTGTGCGCGTAGCGGGAAGCCGCCCCTACTAGCGCGCGTGCGCTGGGGGACACTGAAACGACGAGACTGGAGACGACACATGCAAGCAATTTCGGTTCGCTACGTACCGCCGGGCAACACCACGGGCGCACGTTGGCGCGTGCGGTGCGATGCGTTCAACTACTTGGTTCCGTACGCGGACGAGTATTCCGGCGAGCAAGCCGCTTGGGAGGCGTGCGCGGTCGCACTAGCGCGCTTCGATGCCAAGGTGCAGCGCGAGCAAGGCTACACGGGCTGGCGTGGCGACTGGATCGGCGGGCAAGCGCACGATGGTAGCTACGTGTTCGTGCCGATCATGGGGACGCGCAAGAGTGCCAGCGGCATCGACGGTGCGTACCGTTACGCCGGAGAGGCGGTGAGCAAGTGAGCGCGCTAACTCAGGTGCGCACCGGCAACGGCTCGCCCGACCTGTTCCGCGACGAGCACGGGCGCGCGTACTGGAGCGATGGCTCAAGGGTGCTTGTGCGCGACCTGGAGCGGGACGAGACCGGGCTCCTCGCGGACTGCTTGCGGGAGTTTGGGCTGAGCGCGCTGGGGCATGGTGGGAGCGAGGTGAGGCCGTGAGCAATTCTCGATACCGCCCGCGCTTGGCGTGGATCGTGACGGCCGAAGAGTGCGGCGAGCGCTGGGATACTCGCGTGTTCGCGGACGATGCCGAAACCGCAGTGGAGCGCTTCTACGACCTGTGCGTGGACGAGGGGCCTGTGGCCGTCGCCGTTACGCGCCCGAAGGATTCGTGGGGGCGCATAACGAAACGATTCGACCGCGAGCCGAACGAGGTGCGCCAATGACTACGCCGCAATTCCCCACCCCGCCGCGCTTGGAGGTGAACGGGCGCGAGGTGACGCCGGAGATGCTGAACCTCGTGTTCGCGGGGCCTGCGCTGTACTCAGCCCTGCGCATGATCGTGGAGTCTCACGATGCGACTTGTCCCGGCGAGTCGTGCGGCATCATGGGCATCGACCTAGCTCGCGCTGCACTGGAGCGCGCACGCGGCGAGGTCCAACCATGACCGACCCCTACGACACCACCTGCGGCTGCCACGCCGCCTCACTGGCTCGCCCTGGGCTGTGCCTGCACCACGGCGACACCACAGCGCCCGCGTACTACGTCGAGCGCGAGCTGGAGGGATACTGGGGCCTCTACGCGACGCCTGGGGACAACGACTACCCATCGCGCCACGTGGCTAGCTTTCTGGACATGCACCGCGCCGGGATACTAGCGCGCGTGCTGGAGCGAGCGGCGCTGCTCGCGGACGAGTTCACTGACATGCGCGAGGTCGAAAGGATTGTGTGCCGATGAGTGCATTAGAGGCTCTAAGGTGCGCCGTCATCGCAGCCGAGGCGAAGGCGCTAGAGGCCGAGGTCGAGCACGGTCGCGCGGTACTAGCGGTCGCGCTCATAGGCGGCGCTGGTGCGCATCGGATGGTGCGCCGCACGGCTGTCGAGCTTGCGAGCTACAACCGCGACGCCGCGAGGCTGCGCGAGGCTTGGGAGGCGAGGCAGTGAGCTTCACACCTGGGCCGCTCCGCTGCGAGCGATCCGTAACCATAGCGCGAGGCGAGACTCATGAGGTCTACGTCATCCGCGCGCCCGATGGCTCTCCGGTGGCAAGCCTGGAGGGACCACGCTGGCATGACGCGTGCCTGCTGACGTGCGCGCCGGAGCTGTATGCGGCGCTGGAAGCGTGCGCAGCCGAGCTTGCGGGCTACGACTTCGACGCCGGTGCGACGACGCCGCAGCCTGCGCTTGTCCAAGCCCGAGCTGCACTAGCGCGTGCGCGTGGGGAGGCGGTCTAGTGCCGAAACTCGACCGCGAAGACCGCGACACGCTCATCGTGTCCGCACTCTTCCTGCTGTTCATCTACCTGCTCTCATGAGGAGAGCCACGGGGCGCGGTGAGGCGCGTGTGCCGTCCGTGGCAGGTCAAGTGTCTCAACCCTGTCGCCAGCGCAGGGACGTAACGCGCGCTGCTGGCACCTTACACATGCACGACCCGCTAGCTATCCACGTCAAGTCCGAGCTGTCCCGCCTCGGCTTCTCCCGCACCGAGGCCGGTCGCCGCGCTGGCGTGTCCATCGCGGTCATGGACCGCATCTGTGCCGGTTACGGGACCGGCTTGGGGAGCGCCATCAAGCTGGACCGTCTCTTCGGAACAACTGAGGCAAGGACGTGCGAGAACTTGCTCCGTAGCCGATCCAGTCCGTACCGGGAGCGGGCGCACGGGCCGCAGTCTTGGGAGGCTGGTACTGGGGCCGCTCGCCGGTGACGAGGTTGACGGCGTGGAAGCGGTCCCAGTGCTGGCGGTAGTCCGCGAGCGGTATCGACCGGGGGCAGAGCGGGCAGCGCACCGCACTCACGGGTGCGTCAGCCTCATCCGACGCGCCCCGCCCACGCCCTCGGACTCCACGCGGTAGCCGCAGATGATGCGCCCGGCGATGGCTGAGAGGACGCGGCGACCGAAGGACGTGCGCTGGCCTCGGTCGGAGCGCTTCTCGCCGAGCCAGCCGTAGAGGTCCAGCTCGATGGCAAGAGCGTAGATGTCGCCCCCCGAGACTGGAGCGCACGCATAGCGCTCGTGCCAGGCGCGTACTAGCGCCGCGTGCTCCTGCGTCGAGTCGTCGGCACTAGAGCGCCACTCAGCCATCGAGGTCAGCCATTGTGAGTACCCCGCCGCGCCGAGGATGCCGCCGACAACGGCTGTCCAGCGCTCGAAGCCTCCGAAGCCGCCACGGTGCAGGGGGCGACCGGCTGCGCGCCAGTTCTCGACCAGCCCCACCAGTGCCCCTAGGACGCGCTCCCTTGCGTCGAGGCAGTAGCTCAGGAGGTCGGGGTGCCGGAAGTCCGTGCGGCTCTCAGGCGCGTCCGTATTGGGCAGGAGGCGCACCGGGACGATGCGCTTGCTGATCTCCCCCGTCGCGTGGACGTTGTTGCCAGTCCCCACCACGGTGAGCCCGTTGGTGAGCGTGGGCGCGGCTGAGGCTCCGAGGATGCGGCCTTGGTACTCGCTGGAGGTGAGCAAAGAGGCGAGCGAGGCCGAGTCGAGGAAGTCCGAGAGGTTGTCGAGGTGCAGGATGGTCTGGCCCCGCATGAGCACCGCCATGATGCGCTTCTCGCGCTCCTCTTCCCGGTCGCCGAGCTGCATCGCGGGCGTGCGGCGACCGGCGATGATGCAGCCGAGGACGATCTCGGCCAGCTTGGTCTTGCCCGAGCGCTCGATCGGCGAGCCGATGAGGTGCATTGGTACGGGCTCGTTGATCGCGGGACGTAGCAAAGGGGTTAGCAAAAGGCCGAAGTAGTTCTCCCGGTCGGCCTTGTCTTGGAACGGGAAGTCGCAGACCAAGTCCTCCAGCACCGCCTTGGCGTAGTCCAGCTCCAGCGGGGCCACGTCGAGCGTGCTCGTGAGGTAGACGCCGCTGGCCTCGTTCCAGCCGGGCTTGGCTAGGTGGAAGTCGGTACCGACGTAGACCGGGTGCGAGGCGATGTGCTTCAGGTCTCGGATCGACCCGCGCACGGCGGCGTAGCCGAGCACCAGGTCAGCGGCGTCACGCGAGCAGACACGGAACGCGGTCTCGTAATTGGTGCCGTCCTTGGTGTCATCTGCCTTGCAACTTACCAGCTTCACACCGGCGTCGATGATCGAGCGCATCCGGTGCGGCTTGACCTCGGAGAACTGGCCGTCTTGGATCTCGCCGATGGTCCCGGCGCGGCGGTAGATGGCGTCGGGCGGAAGGTGTTCGAGCACTTGAGACGAGAAGCGGTCGTTGCCCTGCTCTACGTACACGCCGCCATCCAGCACGTGCGAGCCGGGGACAAGGATCTCGCGCTTGGTGCGGGCTCGCTCGGGGGCCGACGTGGTCACAGCCGGGTGGCGCTCGGGCACGCCTCGGGGCTTTGCTGAGCCGCCGCGCAGGCCGCTCTGGATCGTGGCTCGCGCCTCTTTCTCCGGCCTGCGCCCGTTGAGCGTGGCAGCCGCCATCAGCGATTCCTCGACCACCTCGCGGCTCAGCACGCCCCCGGCGACAAGCTGCCCGAGGTTGAACGCGGCCTTGACCAGCGTGTCGTTGCCTTGCCCCTGAGGCGCTTGCTCGACCCGCTCGACCTCGCGCCTGAGCGCGGTCTCGGCGTAGCCTTGCCCGGTTGAGGCGGGCGGCGGCGTCATGTCCACGGTCACGACGCGGAACAGGTCGGCGGGGAACGGACCCGGCTCGCCCAGCGCGGCCCAGCGGTATTCCTCGCGCTCCGTGGGGTGGATGCTCGGCGGGACGACCACTTGCCCACCCTCGCCGCGCACGTCCACCTTGGGCGCAAGGTGCGAGGCTGAGTTGCGGGGAGGGACGGCGGGGCAGCGGTAGTAGTAGTGGGTCGAGCCCGTGGGTGAGCGTGCGATGAGGCCGGTCGGCGGCGCGTCGAACTCGTCGAGACCATGCCGCCCCCGGTCGTCGTCGATGACGATGACTTGCGAGCGCGCCCCGGTGCGCAGTCCAAGATTTAGACCGGACGCGACCCAGCCGCGCACGGTCGCCTCGTCCACCGGCTCGCGCGTGCTCCATGCGTCGAGGGTGGGGATCTTGCCACGGAGCGGCGTGACCCACGGGCCGAGGCCGAGTTGGAACAGGAGGGAGATGGGGTCGTCGGGGTAGTCGGTCATTTCAGCGCCATCTCCACATCCGCCACACTCCGCGCCAGCACGTACAGCCCACCGTGGGCCTCGATCATCCGTTGCCAGCGCTTCTGATCTTCAGTCTGCCGCCCGGTCGCGGTCTTGCACTCGATTTCGAGCCGTCGCCCGTTGGGTGCGAGGATGCCGGAGATGTCGGCCTGCCCTGGGATGCCAGCGCGCACGACTCGGCCCGTGCGATCTCGCGCCACGAGCACGTTCGCGCGCCACACCTTCACGCCTGGGCGCGTGCCGAGGCAGATCAGGATTGCGGAGACGAGGTCGGATTCGGTCATCGGACGATCGGGGACTTTGCCCGCTGCGCCACCAAATCCCGCTCTTGCCCGCGCTGGTAGCACCGCGCGCAGCGGACGTAGTCGAATGCGTGCGTGGTCACGGTCTCCCAGACGTGGCCGCTGCACTTGTAGAGCGTGCGCTCGATCTCGGAGAAGCGCGGCCAGACACCGAAGCGGCGCTTGAAGCGACCGCGCGCCGTACCTAGCGCCTCGCCCTCGTCGGAGCAGGCTTGCACCATGCGCGCGTAGGTTGACTCCTTCTCGTCCATCGTGGCCTTGGTCGGGCTCATGCTCAGCTCGACCAGCTCTCCGGGGTTGTGGACCGCAGGCGCGTCGGCGTCGGACTCTTGCCGCAGCGGATGGCCGCAGACCGGGCACTCAGTCGGGCCGGGCGCGAAGCAAGCGAAGCAGTTCTTGCACGTCGCCACACTGGGCGCGGTGCGCTTGTTCCTGATCGCCCCGTCGAGGCTCCACTCGATCGGCTCAGTGACGAGCCCGTGCGCGTGGTGGTTGCCCGCGTGGTCGAGCACGAGCACGGGTCCGGGCGGGCGCATGACGCGGCCTACCATCTGCCGGAAGAGAGCAAGGCTTTGTGTCGGTCGAGCGAGCACCGCGCACTGGAGCGTCGGCAAGTCCCAGCCCTCACTCAGCAGCGACACTTGCGAGACCATGTCGAGCACGCCATGCCGCAGGTCTTGGAGCGTCTGTCGGCGCTGCTCGCGTCCCATGCGGTAGTCAACGTGCGCGGCTCGGACGCCGATCTCTTGGAACGCGGCGACGATGGCGCGCGAGTGCTCGACGTTGACGGCGAACACGACCGTGCTCATGCCGCGCGCGTGCTTTTGCCACTCGCCCACGATGGAGCCGGTCAGCCCCGAGACGCGCGCAGCAAGCTCGGGGATCGAGTAGTCGCCGCCGCGCGTGGGAAGGTTGGACAGGTCCACCGGAGGCGCGAACACGCGCGGCTCGACAAGGTGGCCCGCTTCGATCAGTTCTCTGGTGGTGACGGGCTCGATGATGCAGCCGAACAGGTCGCCGAGTCCGCGCCCGTCGAGGCGGATCGGGGTTGCGGTGAGGCCGATGACCGTGGATGTGGAGTAGCGGTCAATGACCTTCTTCCAGCTCGCACTGACCGCGTGCGCGCACTCATCGACGAGCACCAAGTCAGCAGGCCAGTGCCCGCGCTTGAGCAGCGTCGGGATGCTAGCTACCTGCACCGCTCGGCCCCGGTCCTCCTTGACGCCAGCGAGGATGCGACCGGGCTTGAGTCCGAACTGTTCCAAGCGCGCGACTGCCTGGTCCACCAACTCGATGCGGTGGACCAGGAAGATTGCGCGCCGCCCTCGTTCCAGCGTGCGCTTGATGATCTCGGACGCGACAGTCGTTTTGCCCGCGCCGGTTGGCAGGCACAAAAGCGGCCTGTCCTTCACGCGGGCGCGGACCATCTCGATCGCGCGGAGCTGGTAGGGGCGGAGCATGGCTCAGTCTTGACGCGCGCACTCGCCGTCGGAGACGCAGCCAGTGCGGAGCTGATCCAACGCAGCCTTGCGTCGCGCTTCCTCGTCTTTCCTGAATTTCGCGTGCATGGCCATCAGCTTCGGCAGCGCAAGGGCCGCGATCACGCGCGCTTCAGGGGTTGCATACTTGAAAGTGGTGTCGCCCACCGTCAGGTAGTAGCTCCTGTCGCTAGGACGGAGTACGACCTTGACTCCGTCTTGCTCGACCTCGAAGTACGACCAGCTCTTGTCGTTCTTGCGGCCTCGCTCGCGCTTGATGCTTCGTAGCATCGTGATGACAGTGTTGTCGAGTTCTTCCATGTTGAGTTCTTCCATGTGTGTCACCTCAGAACGGCGTGTCATCCACCGGCATCGTGCAGCCAGCGGGGATCTTGCTGACGTGCTGGTAACCCGCGTGCGTGAGCGCCTTGATGTCCACGACCATGCGCTCGCCGCTGCGTTCCTCGCCGGTCTTCTTGTCGGTCCAGGTGTTCGGCTCCATCTTGGTGGCTACCCACACCTTCGTGCCGACGAAGCCGGGCGGGTCGATGACGAGCTTGCCGGTCTCGGGCACGCCGAGAGCGATCAGTTTGCGACGGCCCATGTTCCATCCGCCGCCGCCAAGCATGATGTTGTCCTTGAGCTTGGCCTCGCCGCAAACGAGTTCGAGCTTGAGCATGTTCTCGCCGCTTGTGTTGGAGCGCGCCATCTGGCAGGACGAGATGGTCCAGAGGTTGACCCCGGTGAGCGTCGGTGCGCCGCCGAGGTTGTCCATGTCGATTTCAAACGTCACTTGGCTTCTTCTTTCGTTTCAGGTGAGGGTGCGGGTGCAGGAGGGACAGGTCGGACACGGATGGCTTCGACTTCTTCGCCGAACGCCGACACACGGGACGGGAACAGCGTGATGCGCTTGCCCGTCCAGTCGTTCATCTCGGGACCGTAGAGCTTGGCGACGGTCTTGGCGTTGGTCTTGTTGAGGACCAGCCGCTTCTCTTCCTCGCCGGGCTTGGCCTTCTTGCCCGTCTCGACGAAGTACACGATCGCCTTGCGCTCGGAGCCCTTCTCGGTCTTGACCTCCTCGGCCACGACGCGCCGGATGGTGAGCGCCACGTCTCGGCCTTGGAGGTCGTGCGCGCCGAGGTAGAGCGAGGGGAACAGGGTTTTCCAGTGGCTCACAGCAGCACCTCACCGTCCAGAGTCAACTCCACGTCGTCCTCGGCCAGCGCCCACTCCGGCAACTGAATCCGCCGCGCGACGCCACGGGACACGCCGGGGTAGAGCCCGGTCTTGCGGCACTCGGCCAGCATGTCGAGGCACGCGCGGTAGACGCGACGGCCAGCGGCGAGGTCTTCCTCGGTGAACAGCAGCACGAGCACGTCGTAGGGCGGCTCGGACTCGACGAACACCAGGCGCGGCGACTCTTCCGTGCGGAGCCCAGCCGCTTCGAGCCCGTCCGAGTACCAAGCAAGCTGCGCGTGGTACTGAAGCCGGGCCGCGTCGCGCTCGCACCATTGGAGGGAGCGTGTGCTCTTGAGGTCCGAGAGGCAGCCGTTGACGTGGTCCACGCGGCCCTTGCACTCGATGCCGGTGAGTGAGTCGGTCCACTCGATGCGGTGCTCGACTCGACCGCCGCGCATCAAAGGGCCAGCGGCGGGGTCGGCGAAGAGAGCGTCGCGCATCCCGCACGCGCGCTTGTAGATGTCGGCGTCGACGATCTCGCGCTCTTGGTTGGACGCCTCCCACGCGAGCGCAGCTTGCTTGCCGCCGTCGTAGCCCTTGGCGCGAGCGGTGTCGTCGTTGCAGGCGCGGTTGAAGTTGGGCGCGGCGGCGTAGCGGACAGCGAACTCGCCCGGCTCGTAGACGAGACAGTGCAGCGCGCGTCCGAGCTGGAGCGCGGGCGTGTCGGCTCTGGGGTTGACAAGGCCATGCAGGTAGTGCTTGGGGCTGACGCTCATGGCCTTGAGCGTGCTCCAGTTGACTCTCGGGTAGTTCATAGGAGGTCGGTTACGCGCACGCGCAGGACGCGGGCGATCTTGAGGAGAACGGGACGTGGCGCTCGGTTGCGCTGAGCTTCCCACGACGAGAGAGCGGCTTTGCTGACCCCGACCAGGCGGGCGAGGTCTGCTTGCGACAGGTTGCGCGTGACACGGTTGATGCCGATGAACGGCGCGTGGACGCGATCGGACGCGTTGCCGCTTCGGGGCGGTCGCCCAGGCTTGAGCTTCATGCCTAGAAGCTAGGCTTGGCGAGGGGCGCGGCGCAAGGGAAAAGTAGCCAAACGTAGCAAGGCTAGGAGCCGCATTGGTTTAGGTGCGTTTGGCTACTTTTTCTGCGGATTCGGCTTGCGCGGGTGGTGGAGTGGTGTTTGGATTTGCGCATGGCCAAAGCACTGGCCAACACCACCACCAACCGAGATCACATGGAAACCACCGTCCCCGTCGCAACCTTCTCGATCATCGGCCTCTCGCCGCTGGTCATGCACAACTCGCAACTGGCCGACCCGCTCAACCCGCACACGAAGCTGCTCCGCGAGTACACGAGCAAGCGCAAGAAGTCCGACTCGGACTTGGAGAAGATGGGCGAGGCCGAGTGGCGCGGCGGCCTGTATCTCGACGAGGACGGGCACCCGTGCATCCCGCCCGAGAACATCGAGATGGCGCTGATCCGCGCCGCGATGAAGAACAAGATGGGCGAGCAGTTCCGCTCCGGCGTCCTCGCCTTGGGCAACTTCAAGCTGAAGCTGCCGAAGCGCTGGAACTTGGAGAGCGCGTCACGCGACGCCAACTTCTCGCTGCGCAAATCGAAGTGCGTCAAGCGCAACCGCGTGATGCGCGTTCGCCCGATCTTCCGCGAGTGGGCCGCCGACATCGCGGTCCAGTACGACGACTCACTCGTCTCGGAAGCGGAGATTCGCAAAGTCTTGGAACTGGCTGGTCGCATCATCGGCCTCGGCGACGAGCGCCCGCGATACGGTCGGTTCAAGGTGGTGTAGGCCGCGCCTGGCCGTGCCGAGCCGCGCCGGGACCTGCCGCGCCGAGGATCGCCTCGACACGCCGTGACGGGCCTGGCCTCGCCTCCAACCCGCCTCCCCCGCTATCCCGCGCACCGCGCCGCATCCGGGGGCATTTTCAACCTAACCGAACAATGGAACTGCACGTCAGGCTTCGCCTCGCTAGGTCGTGCCATGCCGAGCTGCGTCACGACTTGCTTTGCCGGGCCTTGCCATGACTTGCCTTCACCCCGCCTTCCCCGCCTCCGCTAACGCCGTCGCGGGGACACCTTACCTGCCTATGGAAACAGAACCCTCAGCCTTCCCCGTGGACTATGACAAGCTCGACAAGGGCGACATCATCCCGGCTCAAGTCGTGTGCGACTTCTACGGAATCCAGCGCAGTTCACGCGCCTACGCCTTGGTCGCGCTTCGCTTCGCGGAGCAGGTCAAACTCGAACTGAGCCGCCGTGGGAAGAACGTCGTCATCCGAAGCGACCACGACGACCTTCGGATCTTGACCGACGAAGAGGCTGTCGATTACACCGAGCGCGAGTACCGAGCTGGACTGCGCAAAGCAGCGCGCCGCAACGCGGATGCACGTCGGATCGACGTTGCGAATCTGACCTCGGATGCGGCCCAGCGGCTCGACCGCGCTCTCATCATTCAAGCTGCGCAACTGTCTGCTCTTGCGGGCGCGCGGCGTGCGGTTCTCAGCCAGGAACGCAAGGAACTCACCTAGTCATGGCCTGTGCCGTCCTCTCCCTGTTCGCATTCTGGGCAGCGGAGGCGGCGTTGGCTGCGTACACGTACTGGAAAACCGTCAAGCCTGGGACTGACCCGCGCGGAGCTTGGCGGTCGTATGGGAACCGCGCGGGTCGCTCTGAATCTAAGGGAGACGAGAAGTGAACGAAGCTGAGAAGAATCTGTCCGCCGCCGCATCCGAATCGCTCGCCGTCGCGCGTGTCCGCGCTGAGGCCAAGAAGCTTGGTGGCTTCAGCATCAACCCGTGCGACGCGAGCAAGGACGATGCTCCGTTCGCACACGCGCTGGACGCTCTGCTCAAGACCGAGTCCGCCCCCGCCGTGGTCGAGCCCGAGGCGCTGCGGAAGGTGCGGGAGGCGTGGGAGAAGTGCAGCGAGGGGCAACGCTACGGCATTACGTCACTGCTTCGGGCACCGTACACGGGGCGGAATGCGGATCGCGCCGCGACCGAAAACGCCCTCGCCGACCTCCTGGAAAGCGCGCCGGTGGAGGGGGGCGAGTACGCGGCCCGCTTGGAGTGCGCGCTGGGCGACGCGAAGGCTGCGATGAGCGAGCTGGCCACAGTGAAAGATCACCGCGACAAGCTCTCGGCCGCGCTTGAGCGCATCGTGCCGCAGAGCGTGCTCGATCAGGACGGCACGGTCGAGGGAATGGAGCGGTGGATTCGGGACAAGCTCACCGCTTTGAGGGGCGACTACAACAACGCCAAGCGCGAGGCGGAAGCGATGCGCGACTTGGCGACCAAGAACGCGAACGAGCTGAACGCGGCGGTCAAGGAGCGGGACGAGACGCGCGCCGATGCGAGCCGCAGACTGCGACAGGCCGAGCTTGACTGCGCCGAGGCGAAGCAGGCCGCGAACATGTGGAAGCGCGATCTGGAGCAGATGCGCCGCGCGTCGGACGCTGCCCACAACAGCTATCGAACGCAGCTCGCCGACCTGCAACGCGCGCTTGAGAGCGAGAAGAAGGCGCACGGTGAGGCGCTGGCGGCTCAGTCCCGCCCCGAGCGCGACGTGGACCGGGAGCTGAGAGAGGCGTTTCGGTGCAGTTCTTCGTGGTCCCATCCCAGCGCGCGCCTTTTGGACGCGATCGAGAAGTGGTACGCCGCGCCGCTTTCCGCGCCCGACGCGCCCGTGTCCACACCGCCGACCGCGCGCGTGCTGGAGTGCTGGGTCGCGGAGTACGCGGACGGCAACTACGAGACCGCGTTCAAGTCGCCGGATCACGCATTCATGTACTCCGACCGCATTGTCCGCGCCCACAAGGTCGCCCTGCCGGTCATCGAGACCGTGGAGCGTGGGGCGTGAGCACTCTCAATGCACAACTGCTCGCGCTGTGGGGCGACGACATGGGACACGTGGAACTGACGACGTGGACTCCAGTGCGCGAGGACGCGAAGGGCACGCTTCACTTGAAGCTGCACCGCATGTACGAGGCCCCCGGCCTGAGCGCGGAGAAGATCATGGCGCTGTGCGACCTGTTCGGCACGCGCAAGATCGAAGTTGACGACTACGCAAACGGCGGTTGCGCGTCGTGCGACTACGGAAGCGAGTACGGCCACGAGATCGAAGTGCGCGAGCCGACAAAGATGGTGGCCGAGTTCCGCGAGTGGCTCAAGGCTAAGGAGCGTGGCCAATGACCCGCCATCGCAAGCCGCGCGTGCTCGCCACGTTCGAGGCGCGCTTCTGCAAGTGCCGTGTCGTTGACCGCACGCGCACGCCGGGATATCCGCGCGCCAACTTCGCCGTGGAGATCGAGTGGGGCCAGGACGCACTCGGCGAGCCGCGCTGGACCACGCTGGAGCCGCACGAGTTTAAGCACAACCAAGACGGCACGACCGGCACCAAGATGCTGCGCTACTTCACGGAGGGCGACGTGCACGCCATCGTGTACGCGCTCGCTGGCAAGCTGCGCCGTCGCCGGTCGCGGAAGGAGCGTGGCCAATGACCGCGTGGACGAGCGAGTCGCCGCGCGCGGGGGCGTGGCATTGGTTTGACGACGGCAACGACACTGCGCTTTACGTGAGCCGTCGCGGATGGATGCTCAGCGGCCACAAGCGCAGCGTGCACCCGATCCCGAGCGCGGAAGTGCTCGCGGCGATGTACGAGGTGTGCGAGGCGGCGCGAATGGTGTCGCGTGAGCTTGCTGCACGCCGAGCGAATCACGCGATGGTCGTTATGGATTCCGCCCTTCGCGCGCTTGAGGAGGCGAGACGTGGCTGACGTGCACAACTACATCGAGGCGCTGACTCCGAGCGGCGCGACCAAGGGCGCTTACATCGGCGGGTTCACCTTTGGCGTGGTCAACGGCGACGATCAGCGCATGGTCGTTTCGGTCCCGTGGACCACGATCAAGGAGATCATGAAGGCGATCCGCGCGCGCGCTGAGCGTGGCGACGTGTTGCCGGTCAATGACGAGCCGTTCGTGTGCCCCGTGTGCCACGACCCGCGCGCTACCGAGTACGACGACTCGGGGCTGTGCGCGATGTGCGACGCAGACGATCTAGAACAACGCATGGAGGACCGCGACCGTGGCTGACATCGCAAACAACATCATCGGCTCCATCACCGTCTCCGCGCCGTTCGAGCGCGATGGGCGCACCTATCACGCCACGGTCATCTTCGACCTGCACGAGGACGGGCAGCGCTCGTTGCGGGCTCAGCACGTGGACGACGGGCGCTACGTCGTGCGCGACCAAGACTTCGAGGAGCCCGCCTACGCGCTCATGCACGCTTGGAACACGCGCGAGCTTGAGATTGAGGTCGAGCAGTTGAAGCGCGAGCTAGCGCCGTTGCGGGCGATGGAGGCGAGCCGTCCCACCCCCGATCAACTGGAGAAGATCAAGTGAAAACCTATCAGGTGCTTATGAAGCTGACGGTGGAGCGCTACGTCTACGTTGAGGCCGAAGACGAGAGGGGCGCGATCGAAAAGGCCAACGCATGTGTTTGGGTCGATGAAGACAAGCACGACTCGAACTTGACCGACTGGGAGTCTGTTAGCAAAGCGGAGGAATGCTCGTGAGCGACACCGAACTGGACCTGGGCGCGCTGCGGGCGCTGATGGACGAGCGCGCGTCATGCGTGCGGACCATCGAAGGCGCAGGGATGCACGACAACTACACCGACGCCGCGCGCGCCCGTGATCGCAAGTGGACGGTCGAGTGCCAATTGCTCAACGCCTTCCCCGCCCTCCTCGCCGCCGCCGGTGAGCGGGAGGCGTTGCGGGCCGATGTCGAGCGGCTGCGGGCGTACATCGCCAGCGACGCGCAGTGCCCCTGCTGCGGTCGGTCCGACGAGTGCGCGTCACACTGCACGTTCTTGCAAGACGACGGCGACGTTTGCGCTGCGATGGAGCACGCCCGCTCTGTGCTCGCCGCCCTCGCCCCCGCCGCAGCGAAGGATGCCCGCTCGCCCACGCAGTCCGACGGGGGCGCGACGTGAGCAGGCGAGACCGCAAGGTCAGCGCGCACATGGAGCGCGTAGTTGCGATCGTTCGGCGCAATCCCGCCGCGAACCCGATCGACAACTGGCAGGCGCATTACGTGTCCGCCATCTACGGCATTCAACCGCACGACCGCCTCACCCGCGCCTCGATCAATAAAAGGCGACGGCACGCGAAGAAACACGGGAGGAACCTATGACACAGGACCGCATCGAGCAGGCGGCGCGCGAAATCTTGCGCAAGCAGTTCCGCCACGCTTTCCCCAACACGGACGACATCAACAGTGGCGCGTCCAGCATCGCCGCCCTGATCCGCCGCGAGCGCGAGGATGCGGCGCGGGCTGGCGTCGTGGGCGAGATCGCAGCCGAACGCGAGCGCCAGAAGTCCGTCGAAGGATGGACCGAGGCGCACGATGACGAGCACGCGAACGGCGAACTTGCGCGCGCTGCGGCCTGCTACGCACGATTTGCGCACTACGCCCCGGCGTTGCCACCGATCGGTTGGCCGTGGGAGCTTTCGGCGTGGAAGCAAAAGGGCGCACGCCGCGATCTCGTGCGCGCAGCCGCGTTGATCGTGGCCGAAATCGAGCGCATTGACCGCGACGCCCGAGGCCCCCAATGACCCCGCGAGACTTGGAGAGGGCAAGGGAGATCGCGACTAAGGTCCTAGACTCGCGTGCGTTTTTCGATGCGATGGATGAGTCCGCGCGCTGTCGGTATTCGTGGAACACGCGAATGCTGGATGTTGCAGCGACCGCCATTGCCGCCGCCCTCGCTGACGAGCGCGAGCTGTGCGCGAATGTGGCGCGCGACGCTGCTGTCAACCACAACGCGAGTGCCGTGCAGGAAGAAGACGAAGGTGATCCGGTCGGCGATGTCGGGCCGGAGACGTTTGCCAACTTTGCGTTCATGGCCGAACAGATCGAGAAGGCCATCCGCGCGCGAGGTGGGGCGTGAGCAAACGCGAATCGACCCACTGGCACGAGTGCTGGCGCGTCCACCACGAATGCGCCATCGCGCGCTTGGAAGCGTTCGAGGCTGCGCTCGACCACATGGAGCGCAAGTACGACGGACCCGAGGAGGTCCGCAACATGGTGCGCAAACTGACCACCCCCGCCGCGTCTGGCGTGGGGCCAACAACGCAGGAGAACCAATGACCGTCACCTTCAAGCCGCCGCGCCTTCATAAGCCACTCGCTCCGTCTGGTGCGATCCAACTCCCCAACACGCCAACGCACGGCAACGTGATCGAGAAGGTCCACGTCACGTATCAGGGCTATTGGGCCGCCGTGATCGACCACAACAAGCCGAGCACGCGCGACGTGATGCGTGACGTGCGGATCGAGTGCTTGCCGCCCACGACGCCCACGGACACGAACACGATGAGCAAGTGGGGCGTGCGGCGCTACAAGGTCTCTGGCATCCGCGAGCGCTTGCACGTCTCGGGCGTGTGGAAGGAGCACGCGGTCTACGAGTCGCCGGGCGATGCGGGCTTGACCTACCAAGACTGCTTCTTCGAGGACTGCGGCGCGCAGGGCTTGCAAGCGCGTCACACTGGCAACCGCGCGGACCCGAGCTGGAACATGCCGCGAGCGATCATGCTGCGGCGCGTGGCGTGCTCGGAGTGTGGCCAGGCGCGAGGCGTGGGGCGTGCGGGATTCTCGGTCTCGATCAAGGACATGGGGCCGCTGACCGACGTGACGTTCGAGGACCTGCGCGTGCGCACGATCAAGCAGAGCGCGGTCAAGGTGTCGGGGAACAAGGTCTACGACAGCTTCGGCGCGGTGTGCGTCGAGTACTGCCGCTCGCTGCACTGGCACGGTGGCTACGTCGAGATGCGCAACCCTGATCGCTCGCCCGTGCAATTGTTCGACTTTGGGCGCAACGAGGCGCGTCGCACGGGGCCGGACTTTATCGAGCTTCGCCGCGTCCACATCGCCAACGGTGGCAACATCGCCGTGCGCAAGTGCGGGTCGCGCATCGACATCCGCAACTGCACCGGCGACGGGCGCGTGCTCGTGTACGACTGGAACGGGAGCGCGTGGAAGCTGGCCGAGTCGCATCCGATCGCGGGGGGATACACATGGTCGAGATGATCGAATACCTCAGCGACTTCCTCTTTTGGGCACGTTCCCGCTCCCGCATGGGCATCGTCGCGCCGCCCGGCACACCGCTCCGACACCGACACAACCGCGCCCACGCCAACAAGCTCGCCCGCCACTCTAAGCGCCCCAACGGCAGACCGAGGCACCGATGATCTCCACTCTCCAAGAATCCACCGCCGCCAAGCGCGAGCGCGTGATCCAGCGCATGAAGGAGCGGCACCGCACGCTAGACGGGCAGACCGTGATTGGCGTGCAGGTGTTTCAGCGCGTGCGCCCCACGTACGGGCGCGGCAGTACATGGCTTGAGCACTGGCACGTCATCTACTCGGGCGGCGACGTGCGCACGTACGAGCGGCTGGAGCCCGACGACTACAAGACCGTGCCGTGCGGGTACGTGATCGGGGGCGCGCGTGGAAACTGACCCGATGACCGTGGAGCGTGCGCCGCACTACTGCCAGGACGGTCACGCGCCAGTCCGTTTTTGGCGCGACACGGAACCGGAAGAGCTGGCGTGTCCCGCGTGTGACATTGCAAGCCAGCTTGAGCGGGCGCAAGGCGAAGGCGAAAACCTGCGCGCCCGCGTGGCCGAGCTTGAGCGCGAGCTAGCTCAATGGACGCTTCGCTGCGCCGAGGCCCGCTCCGTCGCGCGCGAGTGGGAAGTGAAGTGCGGCGAGCTTGAGAGCGAAAACGCGAAGCTGCGTGATGCTTTGACCGCGCTGCTACCGCTCGCGGACTGGGCGCTGCTGGAGCAGTCGCCGCCGGGCGCGGACGACGCGCTCGTCGATGCTGCACGTGCTGCGCTACGCAAAAAGGTCAGCGCGCCCCGTATGCGCTACCCACTCGCGCCGATCAAGGTCGAGTGCGCGCATGGCTATCCCGTCGCGGAGATCTTCGACTGCCGCTTGTGCGCCGCCGCCCTCGCCGCGCAAACGAAAGCGCCCCAGCCAGGAGAGCCGGGGCGCAACGAGGGCTAATCCAAGGGCGTACGCCCCCAGGCGATCCCCCGTGCGGTGGCGCGAGCCCGCCGCGCGATTGTCAAAAAAGGGGCCGAGCTAGGTCGCCAACCTTCTAGAGCGACAACCTAGCCCGGCCATGTGGCCCACGTATGCGGCCGGAGACGTGGGGGCTTTACGCGCTCAGTCTAGCCCGCCGCGCCATGACGGGGCTACTTGCAGCCCTTGCCCTTCTTTTTCTTCAAGCGATCACCCCCTTTCCGTGCGTGCAACCTCAGCCATCGCCGCGCCCTGCACGAACGCATTGGCAGCGCGCAGCAAGAACTCGATGCCCCTAGGACCGCCTGGGAGCCCGCCGCGCGCGTCCAAGAGCGCCTGTGCCTCGACGGTCAAGATCAGCGCCAACGTGGGCGAGACGCCAGCGCGCACGGCCACGGAGTACAGGTCCACGCGCGCGGGGTCCTCGATCGCCGTGAGAGCCTGGGCGACTTCGAGCACCTTGTCGGCGTCCATGCCGTGCTCGACCGCGACGGCCCCGCACGCGGTGGCGATAAACTCCACGCGCCCGAGGTACGCCTGCCACGTCGGCTCGTCCATCGCGGCGAGCTCGGTCGGCGTGGGCGGGCGGCGGGTGCCTTCGGGGGTGGTGACGCAGCCCGAGACCAGGCTGGCGACAAGAGCCACGCACGCGACCAGAGCGACGGTGCTCAGGACGCGAGGGAGCCAGAACTTGTGCTTCTTCATGGGGAGTCTCACGGCGCAGGCGGGAAAAGTTCCTTCATGGCTTTGACGCGGGCACCGTGGCGCGCGATGTAGTCCGCTTCGCTCTCGCCTTCCAACTGAGGCGTGGCTACGACGTGCTCGGTTCCATCGGCTTCGCGCCATCGGGAAACTAGGGGCTGCATTTTTCGGATCTCCTGCTCGACCTGACGAACGCGCGCAACCGTGGCCTCGATGCGCCACGCGCTCCACGCAACGAGCCCCACAGCGACCACGACGGCCGCCATCAGGGCTCGCATAGCCTACCCGCCGTTGCGCGACTCGAACTGCGGCACCTGCACCGTGGGATTGAGCGCCTTGAACTCCTTGACCCACGCGCGGAAGTCGCTCGACTCGGGCATTCGGTGGACCTCGTCGGCCAGGCGCTCGACCTGCTTCTCGATGCCGTTGAGCTGCTGCGTGATCCGGTCGGCCCACACGGCTGCGCCAGCGACGAGCGCGACCGCACCGGCGACCTTCCCCAGCGGCACCCACGCCGAGTCGAGGTTGAAGAGTACACGCCCGTTAGTGTCGCTGGTCTCGGTCATGGTTTCATTCTTCCTTCTGAATCTGCACGCCATGCCCGGCGATGTTGAGAATCGAGAGGACAGTCCCACGAATGAGACCTTCTTCCTCCATGATCTCTTTCACGTCGAACACCGAGATCGGTGCGACCATCTCGACCGGACCGGGCAACTCGCGCCCGTAGACGCCTTCCCTGAGGATAAGGTCGATGGATAGGCCAAGCACGGGAGTGAACTTGGTGCGCGAGAAGTTCGCCATGTCATTGAACTCCAACGCGCGCTCGTCGCCGTATTTGTCAACAAACGCTTCGCCCTCGTCGAGGACGACATTGGAACCAATACGAGTCCCGAACACGATCACCTGCGAAAGCCCACCGAGCGGATCTATCACGGTCTCGCCTTGCGTGATCTTCAGGAAGTCGGACTTGCGCGGATCGAGGCCAATTCGGACTTCCTCGTCGTCGTCGGCGGTCATCGCCATGAACATGCTGAGCGCGGCGTAGTAGGCAGCCAGTCCGGTCAGCGTTCGGGCGTACTCCTTGGCGATGATCTTGCGCGTCTTCCAGGTTCCGCCCCACAGCGCGTAGCCCGTAGCGAGCTGGATGCGAGACAGGAGCAGGCTCGGCGACCACAGGATGTAGGACGCGCCCGCAGATACCTGCTTCCACTTACCAAAGTCGCCTCTGCCCGTGGCGATGTTGACGAACTGCGCAAGTTTTTCGACCTCCTCCTTTGTCATGGATCGGTCCACGAGCGCGTCAAAGATGGTTGCACGTTGCAGGTTGAGGTACGTGGTGAATGCGCGTTCGGATGCTTTGACGCCGGGAATCTTCTCGGCCAACGTGCTGCGGAAATGTTCTTCGCGGCTGCTCAGCGGCCCGTCAAGCGTCGTCAGTTCTAGCTTGTCAGCGCCGGGTAGCTTCGCCCCGATGGTGTCTCGGTTGCGCAGCATCGCGTCGATCTTGGCAGCTTCCTCGTCCGAGAACGTACCGCTGACCATTTTGGGTGCCCACTCGGTCGCAGCCTTGCGCGGTCGCCCCAGCGTGAAGAATCCACCTTGGCGTCCAATGGCTGAGAAGTCCCAGGAAGACTTGATCGAGCGGAACAAGTTGACGCTGCCGAGCACGGCTCTCTTTGCCCGCTCACCCAGCGTCGCATTTTCCATCTCATACTGCGCAATCCGCGCCTTGGCCTTGCGCTTCTCACGCTCGACGCGCGCCGTCACCGCTGCGGCTTCCTCGTCGAGCTTCAACTCCTTGGGCGTGCGCTTGGTCGGTCTCGGGTCCTCGTAGAGACCGTAGAAGTTCCGCTCCAGCAGCTTGGCCAGCTCGCTCGCCTTGCGTGTCTTGTACGCCTGGAGCCGTCGCTGCTCGGGCGTTTTCTTGTCGCCGCGCGCGAGTGCGATCTCTTCGCGCTTGGCCTTGATCTGCGCGCGCAGCAGATCCAGCTCCTCGCTGGTCGGCTTCGGCTTGCCCGGCTCGGGCGTGAGCTGGCCCGTGGCGAGTCGGCGCTCAAGCTCGGCGAGGGTCTTTTGGGCGGCTTCTACGTAACGCGCGAGCCGGTCCGCCTCAGGCGACTTGAACACCGCATCGTATTCCGCCTGCGCTGCCTTCACGTCAGCGCGTAGCCGCTCGATCTCCGGCGACGTGATGGGCTTGCCCTTGTCGCGGACGATGGCCTGGCGCTTGTCCAGAGCGTCGCGCAAGTCCTCCAGCCGGTTCTCCAGCCGTCGCTTGATCGCGTCCTCTGCGCTGCGGAGCGTGTCCTCGCCCTCGCTCTTGATGCCGAGCTTGCGCTTGAGGTCGTTCACCTTCTTGACGAGGTCGCGCTCAGCCTTGCTCGGAGGGGGACGCTCGGCTCCGGTGCGCTTGGGCGGGACCTTTGCCTCCAAGTCCTCGATCTTGGCGACCTGCAACAACTGGCGACGGATGTCAGCGGCAGTACGCTTGTTCTCGTCCTTCGTGAACTGCCGGTACTCGCCGTAGCCCGAGATGGCTTGGATCACGTCCAGCCGAGTCGTGGCGGGGAGTGACGGCTTGATTGCTTCCCAGACGCGATCGACCACGGCGTCGCGGTCGGTCACGCCTTCGCTCACAAGCTGCTCGACCATCCGAGTGATGGCCCGCCGCTGCTTCATAAGCGGCTTGTCGGCCTTGACCATCGCCGACAGCTCTTGCTTCTTGGCCGCCTGCGCCTCGTCCCACGCGGCCTTGAGGTAGGGCTTCACCGCGTCGCCGCCGCGCTTGACCATGTCGTCGGCGAACTGCTCGAACGTGATCGCGCCGAGGCGGGCGTACTTGGTGGCGAGCTTGAGCACGATCGCCACGGCCTTGGGGTCGAGGAGAGCGTTGGCTTGCCTGCCGATCGCGTTGAACTCTTTCCAGAGCGCGTCGATCTCGGCCTGCGTGTCAGCCTTGCGCTTGTTCCGCGCTACCCGCCGCGTGCCCTGGTTGGCCTTCTGCTGCGCGCGGAGGATGGCGTTCTCGGCTTCGAGCTCGGCGCGCTTGGTGGCTTCTTCGAGTTTGAACTTCTCCAGCTCGCCCTCGACGCGCTTGATACTGTCCGCGACTTCCTTCAGCTCGGCCCGCTGCTCGTCGGTCAGAGCTTGCCCGCCCTGCGCGACGCGAGCCTTGCGCTCCAGTGCGGCGAGGGAGAAATCGGCCTCGAACATGAGGCGGCGGAAGTTGAGGCTGCGGCTCGACTCGGAGCCGGTCCGCTCGAATACCTGAGCCGCCGCATCGTAGTCGGCTTGCGCGCGGTCGATCGCGGCCTTGTTCTCGTCGCTCGGGTTGGCGTTGTAGGCATCCTCGGCGGCGTCGCGCTGGTTGATAAGCCTTCGGGCCTCAAGGCTTAGCAGCACGTCCTCCACGTCAGTAGGCGCGCGAGGCGAATCGGACAGCTCCCGCACGAGCTTCATGCCCGAGAACGGGTCAGCTTGGAAGCGGACCTTGGCCTCGGCCTCCACGTCCTTGAAGGTCTTGCTCTCGGCGGTCTCTGGAGCGGCTCGGCCCACCCTCTCCTGCTCGCGCGCGACCGCAGCGTCCTTGACGCCGGTGGGTCC